GCCACAAGTCCCGCGCTGGGACTGTCTTAATAGCTTGCTTTGACTTAGGATCTATGAGCCTCCAAGGGAGGTCGTATTGGACAGAATATAGAAATTCGTCAGATATATTAACACCGTTATGTAGATTAAGACACTTGCGGTTAAGATCCCCGCCGGTAGTCTTTCGCATAGCAATAAATTCTTCAATCTCTGGATGGCTAATGTCCATATAAGCCGCATACGCTCCACGCCTTGTTACTCCTTGGTTGAATGCTAACATTTGGCTGTCAACGACATGCATAAATGGAATGCTGCCAGTTGATTGACTCCCGTTAGAAGTAGCCACACCATTGCTGCGAACAGCGCCCCAATACCCACCAAGACCGCCCCCGCTGGAAGTGAGCCAAATGTTTTCATCATAATGAGATGATAGACCACCTCTGGAGTCAGGCACAAAATTAAGAAAGCAGCTAATAGGTAACCCACGAGTAGTTCCTCCATTACTGAGTATTGGTGTGCTAAACATAAACCAGCCCTTGCTGGCGTAGTCATACAAACGCTGTGCTAAGTCAAAGTCAGTAGCACCCTGATAGGTAGCACTGTACACTGAGGCTCGTGCAAAGGCTTCCTGCGCGTATGTCTCATCCTTCCAGAAGTATCTGTCCTTCAGGGTGTTCAGAGAGAAGTCGTTTAGGTCTTTCTCCCTGTCGTAGTCTATTGTAATCCCAAGGTAATCTTGAGTGCCTATCTTATACTGCATCTTGGTTGTCCAACAAAAACTTCATTAAGCGTTCCTCATACCACCTAGCTTTACGTAGGTCTTCAAAGGGCTTTTTCTTGTACCTGAATCTCCACCTATATTTTAACGCATTCCCACGCAAATAGCCAATGTATTCTTCTTTATTTAGCATTGCCTCTATAGCTTCTATGCACTCTATACTACCATTGTTGTAGTGAGGTGGGTTGTCCACCATATTTTGTTCCCCAAAGACGGGATGTTCGTTTGGCGCATCGTCTTTGTCATCATCGTCATGCCACTGCGCTTGGTACTTGTGCTTCTTGCTGATTCTAGTCCATGCGTCGGGGCTTTCATCATCAATACTCAATTTCTTCTTGTCGTGTGTCATCTTCCAGTTCCTCCTCAAATTGTTCTAAGTTAGCTAGCAGTTTATCCTCAAACCTGTCTAGTATTTCTTCACTTGATATGTCAAGGGCTTCTATTAGGTCATCAGGGTCATACCTTTGCAAGACTTTTTCCTTAATCTCATCCATTGTTAAATTGTAGTTATTGTGAGTCAACATATTTTATCAACTTGTCAAGTTCATTTAATGTGTAATGCTTAAAGCCTTCCTTGTCGCACCACTGCCCCATAGTCATTTTAGCACCCTTACGTAGCTTCTTGTTGGAATCAGAGAGTACAAAGATCAGTTCTGTGTCTATACAGTCCCTGATTGCTTTGTACTTCATCGTATCCCCAGCCCTAAAGAATCCCTTTAGTTCCAAGAGTATCCCTGTTCGCGTATGTACAAAGTCTGGTTTGTACTTCCTGTACATAGTGTAGGGGACATCAAAAGGTTCGTACTTAAACTTACGCTTTGGAGCTATAGCCGCAAAGGAAGCCTCAAGTCCTGACCTGTAGATACTGTCGTTACGTAATCTTGATTTCTTGTACACGCGGCTCATATATTGACCTTAGTAAAACATCTATATAATAACATAAAACACTACTTTCGTAAAGAGGGGTCATAGTTTTTAACCAGCTTCCAATACGAAAGTATGTTGTTAAACATATCCCTGTGTTTAGCATGTGTATCCTCCTCCCACCTGTAGCAAGAAATATAACTTGTATCCTTCCTGTCAACAAAGATAGACACCCTTTCCGCTTTATCAGCAAACCCACACCCTTGAGCGTAGGCAGACAGTTGCATACCGTATTCATCGTATGCTAGGCCAGAAGGTTTTTTATTCTTTATATTGTCTTTAGTCTTAAAGTCTATAAAGATTCCTTCCTTTGAGTGTAGGTCTATTTTACCTCCGTACCCTAACTCAGAGCAGAAAGATCCTTCAGCAATCCATTCTTTGTCAGGGTAACGGAAGTCCAAGTATTCCCTTATAGCAGCGTAGGGAGGACTAGAAACATTCTCTGTAAAGCCTTTTTCTATCAGGTCGTGTATTCTTGTGCCTTCTTTTGCAGCAGCTAGGCCAATCTCTTTGGAAGCCTGAGTACACCTGTAAATAAAAGAATCTATAGACTCTCCTTCTTCCTTTGGCGTACTCAAGGCTTCGTTAAGAGCCTGTGTTAGCTTCCAGTAATCCAAAGAGGGTTTAGCTATTATGTTCATTACGCTAGTTACGGAAGGCACGTAGTTGTGTTTCCTCGCGTCCCTAAGAGTAGTGTTCCTTTCACGCCCGTTGGCCCCAATAATAGTGTATTGGGACTGACCCTCTTGGTCGTACCAGTGGTTACCGTCACTCACTATCAGAAGCCTTTTTTGTTTCGTTAAAGAAAGCCTCTAGTCTTTCCGCTGCCATGTCACTGTAGGCTACAAACCACTCGCCACGGCGCTCATAGTGCTGCTCAAGCAGAGCGTGTGCTTGTGATTCAGCCTTTCGCCTGTCCTCAACATCCCACGATGCAACAAGAACGTAGTCCCTGTACGGTGAGGATGTTTGGTACTGCTTCAGCCTATCCTCTGCATCAATAGCCATGCCTACCTTACACCAGCTAGGGAAAGCTGGGTTACGTATGACGTACACTTGGCCTTGCTTAGCTAACTCATAGTTTTCTAAAGAACTAAATGCTGCCTCAGTAAAACCTTTGTAGCGCCCCGGCTTATGTAGTGGGTGAGACTTTGGTATGTACTTCCCGTCCACAAACATTCTAGTTTTATTTTTCTTTTCATGGGACTCTAAAGTTTGTCTTTTAGTCTTGCCCTGCTTACTTTTTGTACCTGCGTACCACCACTTCCCTTCCTCAAAAAAGTATTCTCCATTTCTAACATTAGATGGTTTAGTGTGTTTCTGACCAGTTGCTGCCAACATTGTATTCTCCTGTTAATGGACATCTAAGGTTGTAGTGTAGACCCGCAGCTTCTATGCAAGACACCGCTAGTCTACCGTACTTATCTTCCTGACCTTTTGTTACTTCAGCCTGTACTTCGTCGTGGATGTTGCCCACAAAGTTATAGTCCAGCTTGTACCCCTGTGCATATTCATCTAGGATAACAAGAGCCTTCTTCATAACTATGGCACCAGCACCCTGAAGTAACGTATTGAGTGCTGAGTGTGCGCTACGTACCTGTAGCACCCTACCGTCTAGTCCTTTGAGGTATCCTCCTTCTGCTTTTCTTGCAACTCTTTCAGTAAGAGATCTAAGTGCTGGCAGACCAGTAAGGAATCTGCTTCTAAGCGTTTTGCCAGCACGAGCATTTCCCCCGACAATTGTACCAAGTTTTGCATCTCCTGCTCCGTATAGGAAGGCATATATGAAAGTTTTAGCCTGATCTCGCGATTCAAGTCCTGCAAGTTTTTGATTTGCTGTGTGAATGTCTCCGTGGAGAATTTCATTGGTGTACTCCTTGTCTCCCATGTAGTGTGCCAACATTCGTAGCTCCAAGCCGCTAGCGTCAAAGCCAACCAGAGACTTACCTTCAGGAACAATCCAGCAGGATCTACACTCTTTGCCGTATGGAGCGCGAGACGCTGGAACCTGGGCCAGATTTGGCTCTGAGTGCGTCATACGGCCCGTTACAGCCCCGTTTGTGTTTACCCTGCCGTGTACTCTACCATCCTCATCAGCAGCGTCTATCCAGCTTTTTATTTGTGCTACGCGCTTCTGAACCATAAGGTACTCAGCTATCAATTGTGCTTCAGGTATGTCAGTGATTGAGGACAGCACAGTCTCATCAACAATGACGTGTCCCTTCTCTGTGAACTTCTTAGGTTTCCACCCAAAGTGTTGCAAGTATCTGCCAATCTGCTGCCTTGACCCTAAGTTAAACTCAGGGAAGTCAATGCGACTAAACGGGCCATTTACATCCTTCCACTGCTCGCCTAAAAACTTTAGGCCGACCGTAGAGACTGTATTATCTTTCTTACACCGTGGCGTAATCTCCTTGACAAATGTAGGGAGAGGACGAAAGGTATCCTGTACTTTGTCTTCCAAGTCATATTTTTTTTCCTTTAGCAAAGCTAATAATTGGTGTGCATATTTTAGATCCAGTAGCCAGCCAAGGCTGACCTGTCTGGAGGTTATCCTTTGCACCTCATGTTCTAATTGTATTGAGTCAACCTCAAACCCGTCCAGTTCATCCAGTAGGTGCTGGTACAGTTTTTCAGTTACTTCAACGTCACGTACACAATACTTTTCCATCTCAGGTGACAAGCGTGACCAATCAGTGTGATCGCCCTTAGAAAACCCAAGACGCTCTCCCCATGCGCGTAGGCTGTGTCCTCCTTCGCGGTTAGGGCTACTCAGTCTTGACATGACCAGAGTGTCCTGTACACGCTCATGGTCTACCTTGATGTCCCACAGGCGCTCCAGCACAGGCAGGTCAAACCCATACAGGTTCTGTCCTACTACTGGGAACGTGCCTTCCAGCGTAGCAGCCAGAGACTCAGCATCGTAATGCTTACGTACCTCACCCTCCTGCTTTGTTACTGCAATCCAGATGACACTGGGCTTTAGCCCGTCAGTCTCAATGTCTAAGTACAATTCGCTGTTAGAAGTCATCATCTACGTCCTTGGGTGCTGCCACCTCAGTCATGCGGCCTGTCACCCTGTCGTACTTCAGGTAACAGGCTGCTCCTGTCAAACCAGAGTAACGGTTCTTGAGGATACGTACTGTAGTTGTGTTACGCTTATCCTCATCCTCATCCTGCTGGTTACGCTCCAAGCCAATCACCATGTCCGACAGTTGCGCTATCGCCTGTGAGCCTCGCAACTCACTCAGGCTGATCTTGCCTCCGTCCTCATGTGGCTTGCCTGTGGTACGCTTCAGGTGGGACACTAAGAACAACCCTATGCCTAGCTCCTGCACCAGTGTGCGTAGGTTAGTCATAATAGCGTCTATGGCCTTGCGCTCATCACCATTGTCCTGTGCCGACACTACGATGGACAGGTGGTCAAGTATGATCCACTTACAGTCTAGTGCCTTAGCCATGTGGCGCACACGAGACAACAGTTTGTCCTCGCTTGTGCTGCCCCAATGGTCGAACAGGTAGAAACGCCCAGTGCCTAGCGTTTGTTCCCAGAAAGGGAACGCAGCGTCAGCGTCCAAGTCTTCCTCTAGGTGCAATGGGCAGTCAGCAGCCACCGACATGATACCCAGAGCAGTACGTGCCACGTCCTCCTCCAGAGCCAATATGCCAATGTTGTCCTCAGTAGCGTTTAGAATGTAATGTTCTAGCTCCCTGACAATCTGTGACTTACCCATCCCTGACCCGCTGGTGATGGTCACTAGCTCGTATGGCCTAAAGCCTTTGGTCATGTCATTAAGTCCCTGCCAAGGGTACGGTACTGACTTGACCTTCATCTTGCCTGTGATAGCATCCCATGTTTCTTTGCCACAGATGATACCATCAGGCTGATAGGCTTTAGAGTCCCACCATGCTGACACAAAGTCCTTGACTTTTTTAGCCACCAGCATCTCGCTAGCGTCCTTCATAGGTAGCTTGCATATCTTTAGCTTGCTAGGGCTAAATATGTCCTTGACTTCATCAATGGCAGCTTGTCCCGCCTTGTCGTTGTCAAAACAAACCACCACCTGATCGTAGCCCTCAAGCCACTCTAATTGCTCCTTTATCTCCTTCGCTGCTGATGCTGCGCCAGAGCGTAGCGACACCACATCCCATTTGTTGTCGAACATCTCAGACACACTCAGTGCGTCCAGTTCGCCCTCTGTTATCGTTATAAACTTGCCTCTACCCCTGCAAGTGTTCTGACCAAACAACCCCACACCCTGCAACGAGCCTGTGGCGTAGAAGTCTTTGTTCTGAACAATGCGTACCTTGCTGCCTTTCACCTCGTTAGTGTCCACAGCGTAGTAAGGGTAGTGATGTCGGCTTATCTTACCTGACCTATCAAACTCCACAGTAACGCCAAACTTGGCGCATGTAGCCTGTGATATTCGACGCTCAGGAATAGCGGCAGTGGCCCCGTTAAACTCTAGCGGTCTTTTTTCTGCAATGCTCACAACTTCACCATTGGCGCTCTCGCGGTGGTTACACCCAGCAGAGAAGCAGTGGGCCGACCCGTCACTATAACGGGCCAGCGCATCACTACTGCCGCATACTGGGCAGGACTCATGCTTAATAAACTTAGAGTTCGTCATCTATCCCAGACGCATCTTCTGCAAGTTCCAACACACGCACAGCATTCAAGTACGTCGGCGTACCATGCACTGGGTGTGCTGGGCCTGTCTTGTAGCTAATGCGTACAAGAGAGCCTCTGGTAATGTCACCAGTGAAGGGCAGTCCGTTCACGTCTATGATCTTCACCGGAAACTTACTGGCAAACTTTCGTTGGGCCATGTCCTCGTAGGCTTTGATTTTAACACCCTGTGCGGACAACATCTCTGCTGT